TGTAGTGCAAATCCTCGCGTTGATGAACGCCTCGGGGTATGAGTTGATGCGTCGCGCTGATTGGCGCGAACTCACCAAACAGCACACCTTCTACACCGAGGCGATTTCTACGACCGGCACATGGTCTACTTCGTCGTACACCATCACCGGCATCCCCTCGACTGCCGCGCTCGACACGACCTATCAGGTGCAGGGCGTTGGCATCCCTAACGCCACCTATGTCACGGGCGTACCGTCTGCAACCACGGTCAGCATCAACTACGAGCCAACCGAGGCGCAGGTAGACGGTGGCCTGACCTTCCAGAAGGTCAAGTACGGGCTTCCCGCTGACTACTACAGCAGCGTCAACCGCACGCATTGGGACAAATCGAAGCGTTGGGAGATGCTTGGCCCCGAGAGCGCACAGCAATGGGAGTGGCTGCTGTCGGGCTACATCTCGACCGGCCCCCGTATCCGTTATCGCTTGCTCGGCAAGTATTTCCAGATTTGGCCCGGAATGAACGCCGGGGAGTTGCTTGGCTTTGAGTACCGCAGCAACGCATGGGCCGAAAGCGCAGCAGGTACCGCAAAGACCTCGCTGACTGCCGACAACGACACCTGCGTTTATCCCGACCGCGTGATGGTGCTGTCCACCAAACTCAAGTATTTTGAGTCGAAGGGCTTTGATACGACCGCCATCTTCCGCGACTACATCGCCGAACTTGAGACGGCTATCGCGCAGGATACGGGCGCTGCCAACCTCTCGTTTGCCCCGCGTCCGGGTACGGTTCTTATCGGCTACGACAACATTCCTGACAGCGGCTACGGGTACGAGAACTAATGCCTGTATCCCGTCGCCTTGTTCAGCGCGCTGCGGCAAATGTCGCAAGTCTCCCCTCGCCCGTGGGCGGGTGGAACGCACGGGACTCTCTCGCCAACATGGCTCCTACGGATGCCGTGCAGTTGGAGAACTACTTTCCGGGCGTGTCAAATGTCGTGCTGCGTGGTGGCTATGTAAAGCACGCCACGGGGTTTCCCGACGATGTAGAAACCCTGATGACTTACAGCGGGGGCACCTCTGACCAACTGTGGGCGGTGTCGGACGGCAAGTTCTACAACGCTACGAGTGCGGGTACTATCGGTGCTGCTGCGGTCAGCGGTCTGTCGAACAGCAAGTGGGAATATACAAATGTTACTACCGCAGGCGGTAACTATCTGTACGCCGCTAACGGAACCAACACACCGTACCTCTACAACGGTACGACTTGGACGAGCATTACGAGCATATCCACGCCTGCCATCACGGGCGTAACGACGACAACCCTTAACTCGCCTACGCTCTTTAAGAACCGCGTGTGGTTCATCGAAAAGAACACCCTCAAGGCGTGGTACCTGCCGACCTCAAGCGTTGGCGGCGCGGCAAATGTTCTTGACCTGTCATCCATTGCGCGACTCGGTGGCGTGCTGGTGTCAATGGCATCGTGGACGATTGACGCGGGTTACGGCGTGGATGACAACCTTGTGTTTGTCACCGACAAGGGCGAGGTCATCGTCTATCGCGGCACAGACCCGTCGTCGGCCTCGACTTGGGCGCTTATCGGCGTGTGGATTATCGGTTCGCCTATCGGCAATCGTTGCCTGATGAAGTACGGCGGTGACCTTTTGGTGCTGACGCTTGACGGGCTTATCCCGATGGCCTCGGCGCTTCAGTCGTCACGGCTCGACCCCAACATCGCGTTGTCGGACAAGATACAGGGCGCGTTTGCAGCATCTGCTGCGGCGTATAGAGACAACTTTGGTTGGTGCATGTTGTACAACCCGAAGAACAACGCCCTAATCGTCAATGTCCCGGTGCGCGAGGGCGGTCAAGAACAGTTTGTGATGAACAACATCACAAAGGCGTGGTGCAAGTTTACCGGCTGGAACGCCTTTCACTTTGGTTTGCTCGACGACACGCCCTACTTCGGCGCGGCTACCTTCGTTGCAAAGGCTTGGACAACAGATAGCACGGGCTACATCGACGACACCAACAACATCAACGGCAGGATACTGCAAGCCTTCAACTACTTTGAGACTCGCGGCGTAAAGAAGATTTTCACACGCGCCCGTCCCGGTATCTTCAGCAACGGCACCCCTGCCATCACGGTCGGCATCAATGTTGATTTCAACATTTCCGACAATGTGGCTCCCATCTCCTTTACCCCGCCTGCCACCGCGTTTTGGGACTCGGCGTATTGGGACACGGGCATCTGGGGTTCTGACCTAGAGATTCAGAACAACTGGCAGGGCGTTACGGGTGTTGGGTATTGCGGCGCTGTGCAGTTTCAGAGCAGCAGCAACAAGTTAGCGATTCAATGGGCTTCAACCGATGTGGTGTATCAACTCGGATGGGCTGGCATATAACAAGCGGCCCCGAGGTGGGCGAATGGGTGTGCGACAAGACGGGCGGCGGTTATCACGCCGAACGGTCGAACGCCATCGGGCTGCGTAAGGGCGATGAGATTGTCGGCGGCGTGGTTTATGAGAACTGGAACGGGCGCAGCATCGTCTGCCATATCGCTCTGGCACGCTTAACCCCGGCTTACCTTGCCGCCATGTTTGACTATCCTTTCAACATCTGCGGGGTTGACAAAATCATCGCCCCCGTAGGCAGCAAAAACGCGAAAGCCATAAGGCTTGTGCGTAAAATGGGTTTCACCGAGGAAGCGCGAATCAAAAACGCCGACACCGACGGTGATATTGTTTTCCTGACCATGACACGCGATGCGTGCCGTTTTTTAGGACACCGTTATGGGCAAAAAATCACCGGCTCCACCGCCAGCGCCTGACTACGCGGGTGCGGCACAGCAACAGGGCATCGCCAACCTAGAGGCGGCACGCCTTACTGCGCGGCTCTCCAACCCGAATGTCATCACGCCCCTTGGTGGTCAGCGTGTTACCTACGGTCGCCCACAGTTCAACATGAACGCTTACAACGCGGCGATGGCTGATTGGCGTGCGCGTAACCCGCAGGCTCCGGCTACCGGCACTCCCGCGACCGGAACTCCTGCAACTGGTGCGCCGCCGACTGGCACCCCGCCGACTGGTGCGCCGCCTACGAGGGGTCGATTGTCAGACGATATGCCGGAAAATTTGCCGCTACCGCCCCCGCCGTCGGGGTTTCAGCCAATGTTGGGTGCTGCGCCGCCGCAAACGACCAATATGGGCGGCGGGATGTACGGCCCAACGACCGGAGGCCAGCGGATAGAACTGGGCGGCTCGGGTGGCGTTGACATGGGCGTGTCGCCCGAACCTACCGCAATGAAGTTTGACGGGATGCCTGCTGCACGACGGCAGGCTCTTGGTATGGAGGACAGGGATTACACCCAAGGGTTCACCACCTTGCCGACCGGGGCGCAGGTTCCGACCTCAATGCTTATCGGCGGCGGTCGCCTTGACTCATCCGGCATGGGGCCGGGACAGATGACTAGGGCAGGGCAGGGCTATGACCCCTCTTTCTCGCAGTACGGGTATACCGGCGATGTGATGCCGACCCGCGAGATGTTCACCGACATGGTGGACTTGGACACCCCGACCATCGAGCAGTACCTGACCCCAGAGGCACAGGCAACGCTTGAGGCGCAGCAGCGTGTTGAGCGTGCGCTTTCCGGCCTTGGTGAACGGGCTATCGGTCGCGTCCAAGATGTCTACGGCACGGCTTTCACCCCGCAGGGGTTGCCGGAACAACAATTTCGATTTGAGGGCGGTGGCGCATTGCCGACGCTCCCGCAGTTGCAGGGTCAGGCGCGTAGCGATGTCTCGGCGCTCCCGGTTAACTTCGGCCCGACGGCAGGGCAGTACGGCACGGCTGCGGGTGGCCCCGGTGCGCTAAACCTTCAAGGTTTGGACACAAGCGGCATTGGCGGCGTACAGACGGGTATGGGCCAGTTTGGGCAGGCACAGGGTGGCCCCGCTGCTCCGACCCTCCAAGGTCAGTTGGATGTCTCCAACCTCGCCCAGATGCCCGTAAACGCAGGCATGACGGCGCAAGAAGCCATCATGTCCCGTCTCGACCCGCAGTTGCAGCGTCAACGGGCGCAGTTGGAAACCCAACTCGCCAACCAAGGGCTTGTGCGTGGCGGCGAGGCTTACAATGTTGCCCTCCAAGAGCAAGGTCAGCGCGAAAACGACCTTCGCACGCAGGCCGCGCTACAGGGTCTGCAACTCGATATGCAGGCGCGTCAGCAGGGCTTGGGCGAGGCGCAGGCTCTGGGTGGGTTTGCCAACCAATCGGCTCTGGCAGGCTTTGGCGCAGGCCAGCAGGCCACGGCAGCGCAGAACGCTGCTATTGCCCAGAACGCGGGGCTTGCGCTCCAGTCCGGGC